TACCGACCGACGATCTGCTGGGAAGCGACGATGCTGGCTGACGCGAGTCCCCTGACCTTCGACGACCCGTTCGTCCTGATCTGCGCGGCGATCGTCGCGGTGTTCGCCGTGGCCCGGTGGACGCGGTTGATCGTCGACGACGCCTACCCGCCGACGCGCTGGCTGACCGAGCAGTTCGTCCGCCGCGTCCCGGAGCGCTGGGGCGTGCTGGTCGACTGCTCGTGGTGCACGTCGCCGTACATCGCCGCGATCATCGTCGGCTGGGCGTGGGCGACGGACCTGCACTGGTCGTGGTGGTTCGTCAACTCGATCGCCGCGCTGTCGTGGTTCGCCGGGTTCCTCGGGGCGCGCGACATCCCACCCGACCAGCGCTAGCGACCAGGTGCCGGAACCGCCACGCACCGAGGCGTAGCCTTCGCCGCGATGGCACGAGCTCGCACCCCTGACCCCGTTGCGCCCAACGGGTTCCTCGCTTCGGCCGTGCGCCTGCCGACCGCCTCGCGCAACATGGCCGGTCGTACCGAAGGGTGGCAGACCGACGCCTGGCACTACTGGGAGAGCGTCGGCGAGCTGCGCTACGTGTCGACGTGGCTGGGCAACGTCATGTCCCGCGCCCGCCTGACCGCGGCCCACCGCCAGGGCCGGATGCTCGTGCCCGTGGCCAAGGGTCCGGCCGCCGAGGCGATGGACGCGCTGTACGGCGGACCGCAAGGGCAGAGCGAGATGCTCCAGCAGCTCGGCGTGCACATGACGGTCGCGGGCGAGGGCTACGTCGTCAACCGGGCCAGCGGCGAGCAGTGGAACACGCTGGCCACCGGCAAGGTCACCCAGCTGCCGGGCAAGAAGCTGCGCGCCGACTTCGGCACGGAGAAGGGCTTCGTCGACCTCGGGCCGCAGGACTTGGTCATCCGCATCTGGACACCGCACCCGCGCGATCCGTCGCGCGCCGACAGTCCGGTGCGGGCCAACCTGACGACGCTCGGCCAGATCGTCAGCTACGACGCGCACATCGCCGCGCAGATCAGGAGCCGCCTGGCGGGCGCGGGGATCCTGTTCATGAGCAACGAGGTGTCCTTCCCGGTGCCCGCGGGGATGGACCCGGCCGCGTCCCAGGCGCAGATCTTCATGGCCCTGATGGGCGAGGCGATGATGACGCCGATCGGCGACCCGGGCGACCCCAGCGCCATCGTCCCGATCGTGGCGATGGTCCCGACGGAGAGCCTCGGCAAGAACGAGCACCTCAAGTTCTGGTCGGAGCTGGACAAGGCGATCATCGAGATGCGCGACGCCTCGATCAAGCGCCTCGCGCTCGGCCTCGACGTGCCCCCGGAAGTGCTCCTGGGGATGGCCGACGCCAACCACTGGAACGCCTGGCTCAGCGAGGAGAGCGCGGTCAAGGCCCACCTGGAGCCGCGCCTGGCGGTGATCGCCTATGCGCTGTCGACGGCCTACCTGCGCCCGTCGCTCGAAGGGCTGGTCCCCGATCCCGACGAGTACTTCGTCATCGCCGACACGTCGTCGATCCGCCTCCGCCCGAACCGCTCCGCCGAGGCCATCGAGCTGTTCAACCTGGGCGAGCTGAGCGGCACCGCGCTGCGCCGGGAGACGGGCTTCCAACCGGAGGACGCCCCCGAGGCCGAGGAGTTCGTCAAGTGGCTGCTCCGCAAGGTGGCCACCGGGTCGACCTCCCCCGAGCAGACCCAGGCCGCGCTGGACATGCTCGGCGCGCACCTGCCGATCGCCATTGCGATGGGCGGGGAGAACAAGCCACCACCGGACGACCTGCGCTTCGACACCGACCCCCAGCTGGAGGACCGCTCGCCGCCGACCGTCGAGGACGCCCGCCACCGCCGCGAGCGCGACCAACGCTCCGGCCTGGCCGCGGCGTGCGACGTGCTCGTGTTCCGCGCCCTGGAGCGCGCCGGGAACCGGCTGAAGAACATGCACCCGCGCACGGTCACCGCGGCGATGTCGGCCACGGACGTCTACCGGACGCTGACCGGCGACCCGGACAAGTTGCTCGACGGAGCCTGGGACTGCGCCGTCGAGGTGCTCGGCGAGCACACCGACAACGTCATCCCGGTCGTCGACACGCTCGACTTCTACGTGCGCGGCCTGCTCAGTTCGCGTCGCCCGCACAGCCAGGTCGTCCTCGCCGCGCTGCTCGATTCGCGGCCGACCCTGGTGGCGGTCGGGCCGTGAACGTCACCGAGCTGGAAGGGCTCATCGCCGACGCGGTGCAAGCGGCCCTGGAGCAGCCGGACCACTCGATGCGGATGACCGAGTTGCGCGACGCCGCGGCCACCGCCTTCGCCGTGGCCTACGAGGATGCGGGCGGCCCGCAGGAGACCTACGAGTCGGCCGAGGCGGCGTTCCTCAACACGCTCAACGCCGCCGCGGCGCACACCTTCCCCGACGGGACCGACGCCCAGGCCGAGCGGATCACGCACATCCTGGCCACCGCGGCATCCAACGGCGCGGTCGTCGCCGCAGCGCCCGGTGAGCAGTTCGAGTGGATCACGATGCTCGACGACGCGGTGCGCGAGGACCACCGTCCGCTGCACGGCGAGGTGCGCGCCGCGGGCACGCCGTTCATCGTCGCCGGGGTGCCGCTGATGTATCCGGGGCAACCGGTCGGCCCGCCCGAGGTGTGGATCAACTGCCGGTGCACGCTGCGCGCCTCGTTGACCGCGGCGGCCGAGGCCCCCGTGCACACCGGCATCGCCATGGTCGCCAGGCCGCGCCGCCCGGAGACCCTCGTTGCCGAGGGCGGGCTGCCCGCCGACGAGCTGCACGTCACTCTCGGGTTCTTCGGCAACACCGACGACCCCGACCTCGATCCGACGCTGCGCGGCGCGCTGGAGAAGTACCTGACCGACGCGCCGCTCATCCCCCACCGGGCCACGGTCGGTGGGATGGCCTATCTCGGCGACGACGACCCCCAGGCGTGCGTCATGTTGGTCGAGAGCGACATGCTCGGGATGGCCCGCGACGAGCTCGAAGCCGTCGCCACGCCGGACCTGACCCATCCGCACTTCACCCCGCACATGACGCTCGGTTACGGGATGGCGATGCCAGCCACACATCCGACGACGGTCGATCTCGACCACGCCGAGCTGTGGTGGGGCGGCGAGCGCATCGCCGGGCCGTCGCTGCTCGGACCCGACGACGACGTCGAGTGGTCCGACGAGTCGCTGGAGGCGTGCGCCTGTCAGGACGACGAGCTGACGGCGCGGGCGTTCGATACCGAACAGCGCAAGGCGATGGCCAAGCGGCACACGGCGATGCCCGACGGCAGCTATCCGATCGCCAACGCCGAAGACCTGCGCAACGCCATCCAGGCCATCGGCCGAGCCAAGGACCCGGCCAAGGTCAAGGCGCACATCCGCCGCCGGGCCAAGGCCCTCGGCCTGACCGAGCTGATCCCCGAGTCGTGGACGGCGAGTATCGAATCAGAGAATGATTCCGTCGTCGCCGCCCCCGGCACCCACGACGGCCCCGGGTGGCTGACCCATCCGCGCGACACCCAGCGCCTGCGCGACTACTGGACGAGAGGCAAGGGCGCGGCGAAGATCCGCTGGGGCTCGCCCGGCGACCTGACCCGGTGCCACAAGCACCTCCAGAAGTACGTCGGCCCGTTCGCCTGGGGCACGTGCCAGAACCTGCACAAGACCGCCCTGGGCATCTACAACCCGGAGAGCCGGGGCAACCGCAACCGCCGCGCAGACGGCGCACCACAGGAGGACGCGATGACCGCGACCATGACCACGGCCGTCGCCAACGGTGGCCACAACCACAGCTTCAACGGCGACCCCGTGAGCCACACCCACGGGATCACGCTCAACGGGCTGACCGCGTCGACGCTGCCCGGTCCGCCGCTGGAGTGGTTCGAGAACCCCGGCTTCGACGCGGCGACCCCACTGACGATCACCGCCGACGGGCGCGTCCTCGGCCACCTGGCCAGTTGGGACACGTGCCACGTCGGGATCACCGGCGAGTGCGTCAAGCCCCCTCACAGCCAGACCGCCTATGCCTACTTCCGCACGGGCGAGATCGAGACCCGCGAGGGCACCCTGGTGGCCACCGGCAAGATCACCATGGACACCGGCCACGCGGGCAAGGACGACGGCCCCGCGGCCTCCGTCGCGCACTACGACAACACCGGCACCGCGGTGGCCGATGTGGCCGCGGGCGAGGACGACTACGGCATCTGGATCGCCGGGGCGCTGCGCCCGAACATCGGCGAGCAGAAGATGTACGACCTGCGCGCCACGGGCGCGCTGTCCGGCGACTGGCGGCGCATCGGTGGCAACCTGGAGCTCGTCGCCGCGCTGGCGGTCAACGTCCCCGGATTCCCCGTGCCACGGGTGGAGATGTCCGCCAGCGCGGGACGCCCGACCTCGCTGACTGCTGCTGCGGTGGTCGGCATCGACCCGAACGCCGGAGACCCCGAGCGCGTCGCCATCGCCGTCATCGCCCGCCTCGACCAGCGCGACGCCGAGGCCAAGCGCCGTGTCCGCGCCGCGGCGCTGGCCCATCAGATCAACACCCTCCGGGCCGAGGCCCTGACTGCCGGAGTACGGTGACCCGATGGCCGACATGACCAACATCACCGACTTCGATCCGGCCACCGGTCGGACCACGACCACCCTCGTCACGGGTCACGACCGCGGCGCGTTGGAGTGGGCCGAGCAGGAGGCGTACGACGACCACGGCGGAGGGAGCGGACCAGCGCCCACCTTGGTCAGCGCCGCGCCGCCGACCGTCAGCGCGGCCTCGCCGTCGACGACGATCACGCTCACCGGCACGGGCTTCATCGACGGGGCCAACGCCCGGGTCAACGGCAACCAGCAGACGACCGAGTTCGTCTCGGCCACCTCGCTGAAGTTCAACTTCAACCCGACCGCCGCGGGCACCGTCCAGCTCTCCGTCAGGAACCCCGACGGCAAGACCTCGGCCAACCTCGCCTTCGTCGTGGCCACGCTCGTCGAGGATCCCGCCCTGGCGACGATCGAGGAGATCAAGACCTACCTCGACGACGGCCACGACGACCTGGCCGATGAGGTGCTGGCCGCCGAGGAGGCCCGTGGCGACCAAGCCCGGGCCACGCTGATCTCCTGGCTCCAGGGGTTCATCGCGGCGCGGGACGAGGACTGACGTGGGCTGCAACTGCGGCAAGAAGAAGGCGTACCTCGTGACGACCAAGGAGGGCCGTCAGCAGACGGTCGACTCGCTCTCGGCGGCCATGTCGATCATCCGCAAGGAAGGCGGCCGGTACCAGCCGGTCAAGCCCGCGTGACGATCTCCCAAGAGGACATCGACAACCGCTTCACCTACCACCCGCCTCCGCCTGGCCTGGTCGACCGCTTCGTGCAGATCCGCGCCGAGGCGCGTCAGCTGGCCATCACCATCGTCCAGCAGACCCCGGAAAGTCGAGAGCAGTCGCTGGCGCTGACGAACCTGGAGCAAGCGGTGATGTGGGCCAACGCGGCGCTGGCACGTCACCCATCGGGCACGCCGACCTGAGCTGACGAAGCGCCGTGACGATCGGGTGCTGATCGCCTTCGTCGGCGTGTTCGTGAATCCAGATCAACGATCGACGGGAGAGCGCGTGATCCTCGCGCCACTCGATCAGTACCAGCGGGTGGAGTTCCATCGCACGCCCCCTCGTGAGCATCTCTGCCAATGAACCGACGCTCCAGGGTCCAGGGAGCACAAGCGCCCCCACTGTCGCACGATGCTTGCTCTGCGTCACGCACCGACGTACAGTGCCGCCAGATCCGAACCGGGTGCGGGCGAAGCCCCCCGGTGACGAGGCCGTGAAGCGGCCCAGGTCTGGAGCCCTTGCTACCCACCGCGCACGTCCCTTGAAGGAGCGCTCGTCATGTTCGAACTGCCGGAGAACCTCTCTGCGCTCACCTCCGCCGAGCTGCAAGCCCTCATCGACCAGGGCTTGGACGCGCTCCGTGCGCTCGGCGTGACCGCCGACTCGGACGAGGCCACCATCGTCGAGGGCGAGCGGATCATGTCCGCCATCTCGGCGGTCAACACCGCCAAGCAGGCCGTGGAGACGAACGTCGCCCGCCAGGGCCGGGCCCAGGCGCTGATCGACGCGTCGACCCCGACGGAGCCCGCTCCCCCGGAGACGCCGGAGACGCCGGAGGAGCCGGAGACGCCCGAGGCCGTGACCATCGACCCGAACGCCGTGATCGAGACCACGGGCACCGAGCTGGTCACCGCCGCCGGTCGCCCGTCGCCCGCTCGTCGCGCTGCGGCCAACTCGCAGCCGCCCGCGGTCCCCGCCCAGCGCACCCAGGTCGCCTCGCTGACCGCCGCGGCCGATGTCCCCGGCATCCCGACCGGCGCACCGCTGGAGGGTCTGACCGCCGCTGGCGTGGCCCTGCTCAACCGCATGAAGGCGTTCCCCACCGGGCGCGTCGGCGGCGAGAACGGCACCCGCCTCCAGTACGGCGCGGCGCTCATCCGCAAGGAGGGCTACGGCAACCTCGTCGCTGGCCTGGCCGGTGGGTTCGACGACTACGAGATCGTCCAGCGCGCTGGTGACGAGCACCGCCTGCCCGGCGGGTCGCTGGTCGCCGCGGGCGGCTGGTGTGCTCCGAGCGAGACGCTCTACGACCTGTGCCAGTACGAGACGGTGTCGGGCATCCTCGACCTGCCGGAGATCGGCATCAGCCGCGGCGGCATCCGCTGGACCCAGGGCCCCGACTTCGGCGACATCTACGACGCCTGCGGCTTCCAGTTCACCGAGTCCGAGGTGATCGCCGGGACGGCCGAGAAGACCTGCTGCATCGTCGACTGCCCGCCCTTCGAGGAGATCCGCGCCGACCTGATCGGTCTGTGCGTGAAGGCCCCGTTCCTCACCCAGGCGACCTACCCGGAGCTGGTCCGCCGGTTCATGGAAGGCGCGCTCGTCGCCCACCAGCACAAGGTCAACGCCTACCTCATCGGCATCATCGACGCCGCCGCTGGCCCGGCCAGCTTCGCCGCCGACCTGGAGTCCATCTCGGTCAGCCTCAGTGCGATCGGCCTGGCGGCGATGGGGATGCGCTACCGCTACCGCATGGCCGACAGCCAGACCATCGAGGTCGTCGCCCCGTACTGGCTGAAGGCGATGATCAAGGAAGACCTCGGGATGCGGACGTGGAACCCCGACGCCAGCGACGCCGCGGTGAACAAGTGGTTCACCGATCGCGGCCTCTCCGTGCAGTGGGTCTACGACTGGCAGCCGCTGGAAGTCGACGACGTCAACCCGTGCATCGTCACGTTCCCCGATCCGGTCGACGTGCTGATGTACCCAGCCGGGACGTGGGTCAAGGGCTCGATCGACGTGATCAACATGGACGCGGTGTACGACTCCACCTCGCTGGAGCAGAACATCTACACGGCCCTGTTCATCGAGGAGGGCATCCTCGCCGTCCAGCGCTGCACGCACACCTGCAAGGTGACGGTCCCGGTCTGCGCCAGCGGCCGCACCGCCGCCAACGACCTCTCGGTGTGCGTCTGGCCGCCCACGGCCACGGCCGTCCCCTGAGCCGATCACACACCTGGAAATCGTGAGGAGGTGAGACGATGAGCATGATCACCGGGGCCCGCACCTGGATCGACCTGGACAAGCCGGAACCCCTCGGGGGCGGCGTGTTGTCGGTGGCGCGAG